CTAAAAAGTACCCACCGCCAATTACAGCTGCGTATATTAATAATTTTTGCGTATCTGCTGAACCTATATTTTTTCTAGCCATTTTATTAAAGGTTAAAAAAGTTATAGCATTAATAATAATGATTGCAATTTTGCGTTACTCATTTCATCTAATTTTCTTAGATGTTCAACAGTTACACCTTTTTGCATTAAATTATTTAAAATTACTATTGCTTCGTTTTCGTATCCATCCTCTACCCCAGCCATTGCTGCTGGTTGTACATTACCTACTCCTAAAAATTTACTCAATCCAGCCATAATTAATGGTTGCCAATTAGGATCTGATAATATACCAGCAATTCCCTCTGGTTTTTCATCTTCTGCTTCTTCTTCTGTTTCCGCTGCACTTAATTTAGTTAAAATCAAATTTTGCGTTTCCATCATTCTAGCTAGTGCATTTTCTAATTTATAATTAGATCTTTCAACACCAGCTATTGGTTGTGCGTGTGGTAAATCTACTACACGAATACGTACAGATGCGTAATTGTCTAAATTACCATCAATACTATTTTTTTTATTTAAGGTGTCATACAATTTAAGGCAGTACAATGTTTCATCATTCTGCATATACATTGCTTGTAAAGTATTCTCTAATAACATTCTGCCTTCTTCTTGATCTGGCTTTGTGTATTGAAAATGCTTTTCTAATTTGGTTGGTGCTAAATAAGTATAGACAGCATAATATGGACTGGTACAATGTTGATCATACCAATCCATAATGCCATCAATACCTACTATTTGTGCTTTCGCTGACATATAGTTATATTAAAAATGGTAATAAACACCAAAAGAATAAGCCACGTTTGTAGTAGCCAATGCAGATGGTAAGTTTACATAAGATTTCACCCAGCTTATCGTCATACCATTAACATTAGGTAATTCAAAAGTATATGGATCTGGTGTTGAACCAGTTACTATATTGTTGAAATTCAACATAGGTACGTTATATACTAATTGTAAATCACCTTCATATAATGTTAAAAACGATTTTTTAAGATCGGCAGTTGTTACTGGTGTAGATCCAGTCAATGGTGTAGCTGTAATTGTACCAGCTGTATAGACTTGGATTCCAGTTATTTGTGCATTTCTCAAATTTGGCAAATCTGGAAAATAGAAACGTGTTAAAGTGCTACCACTAGGTACTGCAATTTCAACAGCTTCAAACCTTTCAATGCGTATCATATTTGTTAATTAATAAAGTTAAAAATTGATGGTAGTTACTGACCATCGGCAGTTAGCGTTTATACTTCGCCAAAAGATATTATTTAACTGAAGTACAGTTTTGAGCTAAAATACCATACCACAATGTAGCAACATAAGTATTTGCATCAACAGCACTAGGTGCAGCTGGTAAGTTAATACTTGCTTGAATGTTACTAGCACCGTTTAATACGATATTAGGTTCACAAACTTGTAAAGCATACTCATCAAAACTAGCTTGATCAATAGCAAATTGTGCTGGACTTGTTACAGAAGCAGCGTTAAAGTTTGTATTTTGTTGTTGTTGTGGAACATCTAAATGTTGCAACATACTCCATTTTGGCAGCACGTTTTGGTTATTTACTTGGATAGAAAAATAACCGTTATATACACTATATAACTGTGCAGCACCAGTAGGGAAAGCTGTTAAGTTAGGATAAGTATAGTTTTTAGCAGATCCAGTTGTGCTAGATCCAGATGTTAAGATAAACTGAATACTAGAAACGATAAACAAGTCTTGCAAAGCTAAACGTTGTTCACGAACTGTTGGTGTACCGTTTACGTTATCATTAACCAATACTGGTACGTGATAAGATGCAGCAGTTGTACTTAAAAGTACTTCACTGCGTAAAAATGAAGGTGTCAATACTGCGTGTGAAGCATCGTAACCTAATTGTTGAATCAGTGTTTTTGCATTTTCAAACACTAATCTATTACCCATTTGTGTAGCCATTTTATTTATTTTTTATTTTATTAATAAAGGTGAAAAAAGTTAAATTAACAATGTTCCATTATTGCAGCGTTACGTACACCAGCTATGTATGAACCAGCGTGTGCAGAATAACCAGCAATTTTGCGAACTGGTTTGTTTGAATAGTAGTTAGCACCAATACCAGCTATTAAGCCAGTAGATTTTACTAAGTTCAAACCACCTACTGCGATCATACCAGCACCTAATTTGGCACCGACATCACCTTTGATGAATTTAGGTGTTAACATACCTAATACAATAGGTGTAGCACCATCAATTAAACCTTTAGTAGTTGCAGATGTTGTAGATGATGTAAACATTGGATCTACTAATTTTTGCATAATTACTTGTGCTAATACAGCACCACCAGCGATATATACAGCTGATGTTAAACCCCCACCGATACCAGACATTCTATGTCTGCGTTTTGAATGGTGGCGTTTTGCGTGAGATTTTTTTCTTCTAGCCATTTTTTTGATTTTTAATTTTTGTTATGAGAAAATTTTTATTTAATATGTTTTTTTAATTGTATAATATGTGTTTTATGTTCTTTTATTAAATCTTTTACAGATTTTATCATTTGATTCAATCTTTTTTTATCTGCTACATTTTTTACTTCTTTTTTCCAATCTTCGTATATTAATTTTTTTCTTTCTAAATGTACTAATTGATCTAAATTATTTTGTATTTGTTTAATAGTATTATTACCAATTCCAGACATATGTTTATGTTGTGCTTCATCCAATCTTTCTACGTCGTGTTTAACTTTATGTATTTTATTTAAAATACTTTGTTCACTTGGTTTTTTCTTTTTAGCTACTTTACGTTTTATTGTACCTACTTTTTTTGCAGATGTTATTTTAACATTTAAACCTCTTTGTTTTGCATCTTGTAAAAATTCTTTTGCATCTTTAATATTTGCAAATGATACAATATTTTCTTTACTATTTATATTGTGTAAATGATATTTTGGATGTTTATATTTACTACTAACTTTTCCTACTTTCTTAGCAGCTTTTTTACGTGCTACTTTTTTATGTTTTTTCCCTACTGGACTTTTTCCTTTATGCTTACTTGCATAAATTGCACTGGCTTGTGCCACTGCTTTTTTCCATTCCATTTTAGGATTCTTCTTTCTTAATATTTTAGCTTCTTTAATAATTTGTTGTAAAGCAGTCATTTTTTTATTTTTTTATTAATAAATATAAACCTATTCCTATTGCTACGTAAATAATCGTATTAGTACTTATACCAGTACTACTCAATATTGTACTTACAGATTGTATAGGTGATGAGTTATAGTTAATTTGATCAGTAGTAAACATAGCAGAAGCTAAATTAAAATACATATTGTTACCATCCCTATGACTAGATCTAATACTATTTAAGTAATTATTCCAATATGTTTTAGCATCTGGACTTAATACAGTATAATCATTTGGGTATGCTTGTCTGTACCATAATAACAATTTTTCTGCATCTACATCTTTAGCAGCTGAACTAATTTTTTGACTAGCTGCTATTACAGTTGCCATTCTAGTTTGTGGATCTTGGTTAATTAATAAAGGCTTTGTAGCACCTATTATACCCAAAGCATCTGCTGCTGGATGAGAAAAAATATTATTAGTCCAACTAATTATAAATGGTGCTAGTGCTATTGCAGCATCTACCACAGCTGTTACTGGAAATGCAGCACCACCAGTTGCAGCTGTTAATTCGCCAAAACCAATTTTAGCTTCTTTATATCCTATGTAACCAATATCTTGCAATTATCTACGTTTTTTTCTAGTAAAAAAATAAATACCTAAACCAGCTGCTGCTACTAATAACAAAGTATTTGTACTTATACCAGTGCTAGGTGTAGCTGGTTTTACAGTTGTTACTGGTGTACCATAAGCATAAGTTGGTTGTGGTTTTGCTGCTTGTATTAAACTAGGTGCAGCTTTTAATAAACTACCAAAAATGCTGGTAAAATCAAAACCAGAACTAGGTGGTGTTACTGTATTTGGTAATGATCCAGACTGATCAATAAGTAAACCAGTTGCAGTATCGTAATAATTACCGTTAGCATCCATAGTAATATCACCCATCCTTTTACCAGATTGTGCATATTTACCCATTTCTACACCACTTAAAGCTATTAATGCCATATCATTGACTTTTTTATCTTTGAAAAAATAAGGTTGTTTTTTTTGATCATATTCATCTAATACTGGATCTATCCAGTATTCATTTTTTCCTTCTTTAATTACCACAAACACGTGTTGTGGTGTCTTATCAAAAGCATCATAACTTGCAAATCTATAATATACATCATATTTTTTATTTGCGTTACGTTTCCAAGCTGACATAACCCCAGCTGCGAATGTTGCATATCCTTTACAATCTATTCCGTTTTTATCAGATAAAATTGCAGCTGGACTACGTAAAACTTGCATCTTTTCTGGTTCTATCACATAGTTCAAATCATCTTTCAAAAAACACCAAACATTATATGCTGTTTGATCTGTGTTGTCATCCTCAACAAAATATCTATATATTTTGTCGTATTCACTTTCATATTTTTGATGGTTTTTTAATAAGCCATCAATTATATCTGTTGTATCTTGATTGTAAACTATTACATCTTTTTTTCCTAAAAATGGATCTAGTTTACCGATCAATGTATTTTTACTTACCATATTAGATTGAATAACTAAATACTAATGGTAAAGTAATATAATCTACCAGTATAGTGCCATTAAAATCTAATTTGAATCCACCAGTTTTAAACGTTTCTATATACTGTGCTAAACCAGAATAATTTAAAGTAACTGGTATGCTTAATAAATTAGATCCTATGTTTAATACAGTAGGTGTAATACCTATTACTGTACCAACTTGATCACCGTTTAAAAATAAATTTCCTTTTATTTGTTGAATGTCCGCAGTAACATTTGTAGGGTTATTTACTTGCACTACTACATTTAGTGTAGGATTTAATAATGATAAACTTGAAAAATCCAAAGACTTAAAAAATACAGAAAACGTTTGTGATAAAACGTATTTTTTATAAAGTATATAACCTACAATAGCTGCTGGAAGTAACCACCAATTTTTTTGCATATTACTGAATTATGATAAAATTACGAAAAATACACAAAACCACCAATTTTTGCCCAAAATTGTTAAATTTTACCAATGTGGAAAAAAAATCGGGTAAATGTGCAATGTTGTGAATACAAAATGTTATTTTTGTTTCACTAGGTGAAAAAAAATAACATTCAACATACCCCAAAATCCCATAAAAAAAGTAACTTTTTTCACCTTTAGAATAGAATATATGTAAAATATATTTGGTGGATTGAAAATAATTAGTAGTTTGCAGCTGATATAATTTTAAACTGACATTTAAACCATCAAAAAATGCAACCATTGTTTTACTCTGATGCACGATCTGTGCTTCACGAAATTCAAAGATTTAACAAAAAAAAGGAAAATTTAATTTTAATTAGATCCTTTAAAAATTACAAAAACGTAAAAATATTATTTAGCAGCACCAATTCTGATGGTGTTGAGCAGATGATATGGTTAACTAATGAAATGATACCATTTCAATTAGGTAATGAAATTCAAAATCTATTGGATGATGCAATAGATGAATACGAAAAGGACATACAAACTTTAGGACTACATCTAAAAAATTTATAACAATGAAAACTAATACACTTATGAAAACACATTGGTATATGGGTTATAAAATTTTTGAAAGTTTATTTGATAAACTAAATCCAAAAATATATATTGTACAGATTGATATGTCTGAACATAACAGCCTAGAATCTGCAAAATGCCACATTGATTATTTAACAACTTAAAAATATGAATACATACACACAACCAGCTTACCCAGTAATGCCTTTACAAGACAATTTCCAAAGATTAGTAGTACCAGTTGCTGGTGTTTCTAAGATTGAATTATTTGCACTTGAAATTTTTAAATGCTATATGGTTAATAATGCTGATGGCACTGATGACATTACAGAATTAATGCAAGTTAGCATTGATCAAGCTGAACAATTTTTAAAAAAATTAGATACAAAAATTAAAAAATTAAACAATGACAAAGATACTGAAATGGCTATTTTTGACCGTTAATGGTCAAGGATTTTTAATTTTATTAATGGCACTTATAATTGCTGGACTGCTAGAAAGGATATGAACGAAAATACTGACAAACAAATCTCGATAACCGAATTACTAGCAAAAAGATCTTATAACCCAGACTACATACCGAATAAAGAAAATATAGTTTTTACCATATCTGGTAAACACGTAGGTTCTTTACAAAATTTCTGTGTGTATTCTGGGTTACCCTAAGGCTGGTAAATCTACGTACATAGCTGCATTAATTGCTAGTGCCTTTGTACCGTATGATGTTTTTAGTATGAAATTGCATTTGCCTACGGATCGTAAAAAGCTATGCTATTTTGATACTGAAAGCAGTGATTATGATTTTTTTAGGCAAATAAACAAAATAAAAGGATTTTGTGAACTTGCTATATTACCAGACTATTTTAATGCTTACCAAGTACGTGAGGATGGATCTGGACTAATTAGGCGAATGATAGAAACGTATTTAGAAGCAAATCCAGATTGTGCAGTAATTATAATAGATGGTTTGTTAGATTTACTTGTTAACTACAATGATGAAAAAGAAAGTAGCCTACTTACAAAATGGTTAAAAAAAATTACTAAAATATACAACGTGCTACTGGTAACTGTACTGCATCAAAGTAAATCTAACTTATCCACTACTGGTCATATTGGATCTGCTAGTGATCGTTTTGCACAATCTACATTAGACATAGTTAAAGAAAAGGAAAAAAATTGCTATGTGCTTACCAGTCGTTTTATGCGTAGTGATTCCGATTTTGAACCAATAACATTAATTAACTTTAATGGGATATTCCAGCAAGTAGAAACCGAACATAAAACCACTACTGGTAAAAAAGCTAGTGATCTACCAGATACAGAAAGCAGATCATTATGTTTTCAGATAATTTCAGTGCCTAGCAATTATAACGATATTCAAGATGAAATTATAGAACGTACTGCCACCAGTAAAGGATATGCTAAAAATTTAATAAAAATTTGGATCAATAAAGGATGGATAATAAAAAATAAAGATAATAAATATGAAACTAGATAAGATTATAATATTTATAGGTAAAGCAGCTATTTTTATGTATATGGCATTTATTTTAGTTCCACTGGCTGTTATCTATACCTTAGCGATTATGTTCTGGGTTTTTTTAGAATGGATCTGGAAAATATCAATAATAAATATAAAATGATTAAAAATATTTTAGCAATAATAGGATCTTGGCATATTATAAAATATATCTATTATAAAATATTAGAAAAAACTAATGGTTAGTAATGTCAGTAAATAAAAAAGCAGTCAAGTTTTTTAGGCTTGGCTGCTTACTGACAAATAAACCTCGAAAGGTTAACTTTTTTCAATACAAATATACACCTATATGACAAACAAACAAAAAATCTTCATTATCATACAACAGCGAAAGGTTGTCAGTTTACAAGATCTATACGATATTACAAATATGGATCGTATGCAGATGCTCACAGCTGTATCACATTTAGTAATTAGAAGGAAAATAAAGGCAGTTACCCAAGATAGTATCAGATACTTTGCCATTAAAGATAAACCGCTGTAAAATGTCTAAAAAGCTATATAATGCCATTGTTTTTATGGCTGGTACTTTACCCCCCAGAAAGTACCGTAATATTAATAATATACCCAATTTTATCAAGTTTTGTCAAACCTTTGATAGTCAATATGTTAACTTATATGATAAAACTAGCAAAATCTTTGCTGGAAGGATCTACATAAAAAAAGGGGTGTAGAAACACCCCTCGCTTACCTTTGTCTATTTTAAACATACACCAAACTATGATAAAAATAGTGCTTTTTCTGCTGCTCTACGTGCTGTTAGTCCTTTGTTAACGACTCCACCACTATAAGTCCAGCGATCAAATTGTGCAGCCACTGTGTTAATATCTGCACCACTATTTAATAATTCTAATAAAGTACTTGTTGCAAAAGCCTCTTTTCCTACATTATAAGAAAAGCTAGATAATGCTAATAATTGATTATCTGTTATAGGCACATTTACTTTGCTTTGCACGTATGCAAAATCTTGTTGTGCCTCTTGCAATAACCAATTTTTGGCTGTTGCCTTATCAATTATATCTGTTTTAGCTACTGGTCTTTTTTGATCCCAATTATATTGTGATCCATAACCTACTGAATAACCAGTACGATCCCAATAAGGTACTGCGTAAAATCCCTCAAAACTACTAATAACATTAAATAAGCTATCACTAATACTAGCAAAAGCAGTATTATTTAATGCAGTAGCTATCTTTTTTCTAAGCATAACTAATATTATTAATGTAGCAACTATTCCAGTTGCTACTTTTTGTTTCTGATTCATACATTATTTTGCATCTTGACTAGCACCGCCCAGTAAAAATGTAGCTATTCCAGCCACAGCTTGTCCTATTACTTGTACTTTACCAGTACCAGATGCTGCAAAATAACCGCCAATGGCAGCTAATAAACCGAAAATGGTTGTTTTTGGATTCTTCATTTTTTATTATTTTGTTTGTAAATATTTACAATAGTATAAATACTAGCAGCACCAGACAATAAGCCTAGTATTAACTGCATATATAAGTTAATTTGATTAATACTTAATAAGTATGCACTTACGCTAGTGATTGATCCAGTAATTGTATTATTGTTGTTGCTCATCTTTTAATAAATCCTTTGCAATTAGATTATAAGCATTGGTAACTGCGATTACACTTTCTGCGTTTTCGAATACACCACGTTTAATTGATTGATCTAATAATTGTTTGATAATTTCTAAGGCTTGTTTGTTGTTCATTTGTATGTTTTTAAAAGTTAAAAAAGTTATACTAAGGTAAGTTTTAATTGTGCAGCACCCCAAGAGTATGCAAAATCATTACTGGTGGCACTACTGCTGTATGTTGTGTAATCGCTTCCAGTCATTGTTAAATTACCATCTGCTAATGATATATTGTCTGCACTAAATAGTTGATAATAAAAAGTAGCATTATCTATTAAATTATCACTAATGCTTATCATATTAAATATAGTAGCTTCAATCATTGATCCTTTGTACCATATTGATACTGGTTGTATTTGTTTCATATTAATTTATATTATTTTTTATGAATATTTAGCACTTAAACCAAAACAGAAAAAACTACTTAAAGCAGTTGCTACTGTTAATCTTAAATTATTTGTTGATACTGAATAAATTCTTACTGGTGGACCGCCACCATTTTGAGAAGAAAGTGCAGTAGCTGAATTATCATTATTAACAACAACAGTATCAAAAAACCAATCCCCTGCCGCCGTTTTTCCAGTTACTAAAACAAAACTTCCACCATTAGTCGTAAAATTTGAAAATATTGTTGTTGCCGTAGCTGCTGGTACACTTCCTGAATTTTCACTTATTTTAGAATTTGCTGATGTTGAATAAGTTGCAGATCTTGTTTCACCACTTATTTGTAATTTTTGTCCAGTATCTGTATATGTGCCACCTATTAACACATTACCAGTATTTTCATAAATTTTAAGATTTACACCCGTTGTACCCGCATATAATGATAAATAACCACTTGTTGCACTATTATTTAAACCAGCTTCTACAATACCAGTATTTTGAATTATTGATGATGCGTTATATGCTTGAAATAATATTCTAGAACTACCAGTATTTGATGAATCTCCCCTTCTTATTGCTACAATATTAGATGTACCAGATTGTTCAACTTGAAATTTTGCACCAGTGCTAACTAAAGGAATAGCACCTACGCCAAAAATATTATTCGTATTATCCCAATTTAATTGAGAATTATTTTGATTAATTAAACCACTAGCACCAGCAAATAAAACTGATCCTTGCAAGTAGTTTAAATTATAAATATTGCTTCTAAAATATGCACTGGTATAAACATCAAAACCGTATGAACTTGTCCTATTAGTACTACCAATAATTACACTATTGGGAAAAATAGCGTAGCCACTACTTAAAAATTGTGCTCTATAAGTTGTATTAACATTATCGTAAATATTAAAATCATTGTTACCACTATTGTAATAATTACCAATAGTCCACTTGCTAGTACCAGCATTTTGTAACTGCAAAGTAGCATTATTTGTACCAGTACCGTTAAATTGAGCATTAATACCACTACTGCTATGTACATCTAATCTAACACCAGGTGTAGCAGTTCCTAAACCTAATCTAAAATTAGTGGCATCCCAAACAAAGTTGGTATTATCTTGGCTTATTAAACCACTACCACCACTAGGAAACAATACACCACCATTTGTTAAACTTTGATTATATATTCTTCCACCACCATTTACAGTTAAGTCATTTCCAGTAATAATAATACCATAAGTAGTAGTATTGCCATTGGCAGTAATTTGTTGTAAATTACCACTACCACTACCAGCATCTGCTATTAATGACCATCCAGTGGTTAAATCTTGAAATATTTGCTTTGTATCGGTTGACATAAATAGCCTACCATATTGACCATATGGTGGTCTATTTGCAAAAGCATCAGTATATAATGCTGGTGATTGTAACTGATTTGCTACGTAATTAATTAATCTTATACCCATTTTATACGTTTAAATATCGTTTTTTAATTACTACCACATTGTTTCCAGTTGATACACTAGCAAATTTTACAAAAAAACGTTGTGTAGTTATTTCGCCTACATTACCAGTTACTTCTAATTGTTGTGATGGTGTTAATGTTATAGCCTCTATCTGAACATTTGTAGTACCATAATTAATAAAAGTATAGCCATTGCTTACTTCACCACCTACATACTGTGATGTACTAATTTGGTAAAAATCAATTTCGTATTTTAATAAGTTTAATGTTACGTTTGACATATTATATTGTATTAGGTATTTTTCCGAATTTTCTATTCATTCCACTTAAAGCAAATTTAAAATTAATACTTTCATCTGTGCTTGTGGCTTGTTTTACATTATTTTCTGGTGCATAAGGATCTGGATTAACTAAACTGCTACTAGGTGTTGCTGGTGGCAAATTAGTTAAATCTGCTACTACTGGTGCAGATTGTTTTTTATAGTATAGGTATAAACCTACTCCAATCAATCCCAAAACTATTAAAGTACTATTTTTCATTTTAAATATAATTAGGTTTTTTACGATTTTTAATTCCAGCCATTGATGCTACATCGGATAAATTAAGTATTGGTACTTCTTCATAAAATATATCTGGTTCTGCATATATATATTCATTTCCACCACCAGTAAAATCATATTGTGATCCAGTAACATCGTGAAAATGTGTTAAAATATCATTTACATTATATGATGGTGGCACATCTGGTACTGCTGGTGTTGCTGGTTGCATATCTGGTGGTGCTGGTGGCACATCTGGTGCAGCTGGTGTTTCTGGATAAGCCACTACTGGTGTAGCCTCTATTGGTACTGGTGTAGTATCAATAGGTGCTGATTCAATAGGTGCATAATACGTTGGTGGTGCAGTATAAATTGGTTCTGGTAATGGTGTAGGTTCAGATGGATATGCCACTACTGGTGTAGCTGCTATTGGCACTGGTATCGATTCAATAGGTGCAGCAAAAATAGGTGTAGATTCTACTGGTGTAGGTTCTACTGGTGATTTAATAATCTTATCTACATTAGATGGTGGTGCAGCTGGGGTACTATCTGATGGATATGCCACTACTGGTGTAGCAGCAACTGGTAAAGTTGTTATTGGTGATACTGGTAAATCTGTTACTGGTGCAGATGGTGCAGCTGGTGTTGCTGGTAAATCTGCTACTGGTGTAGATGGTGCGGCTGGTGCAGCTGGTGTTGCTGGTACAGATGGTGCAGCTGGTGTTGATGGCACAGCTGGTGTAATTAAATCACTTATAGGTGTAATTAATGATGGTAAACTACTTATAGGTGCTGGTAATGAAGGTGCAATAGGCAAAGGTGAAATAAGTTGACCACCGCCAGTAGTTGGGGGAACTACGGCAGCAGCAGCTGCTGGTTTTGGTTTTAATAAAAACCATAAACCCAATCCTAATGCAGCTATACCAATTAATTGACTATTATCTTTCTTTTTCATTATATTGTTTGTACGTCTGATGCTTCAACATATCCAGTTGTACCATTGGCAAAATCACTACCAATTACTACATTTAATTTTGATCCATTTGTACCTATGACTGTCATACCTAAATCTGCTGTATCATAAGTATAAATTAAATTTGTATTCTTATCATATATTTTTGTGCCTACGTTACTATAAACTTGTTTTGTACCAGTAGGTGCATTTGATTGACCTACATATACTGTACCACTTACAGCTGATTTCTTTTTAAAAGATACAAACAATAAATATGCTGCACTTAATAAACCAATAGTTACTAATGTATTTTTTTTCATATTAAAATTGAAATTTTATTCCTTTTCTTTGATAATTGTTATTAACAGTATTAATATCACTATTGGTTAAAGTTTGTGTTACAAAAGCTGGTAAAGTTTGTGTAGATCCAGCACTAAATCCAAACCAGTTTTGTTGTCTTTGCCCAAAAGTATCAATTAATAATGCAACATCTGCATCATTTTGTGGTCTTGCTAATTGATAAACAGCATCTGATCTATTGTTAATTAATATTTGTGATAAATCTGTATAAATACTATCTGCTATTAATTGCCATTCTCCCCTAGTTTTAGTAGGTGTTTGATTAGCAACAGCACTACTAACATAATCACTAACATTTTGTGATTGTGCTGATGCTTGTGCTGCCAATGCTGGATCTTGTACAATACCCAATTTAATTAATAAAGGTTTCAATACTAAAAAATATCCACCGCCAATTACAGCTGCGTATAAGATCGGAA